AGTAGCTTTTCCGGCTTTAATGGAGCCAGCAATCTGACTGCCTATCGATTCGATGGCTCCTTTTGCTGACGCTCCTGCTTTCTTAACATCAGTCATACTCATATCACCAGCAGCAAGCGCGCCTAGGACGCCCATTTCTGAATTTTCATAGTCGGCAGCATATTTTGCGACTAAATTACCTGGAACAGGAAGAATGAATGATCGAACTTTCATTGTCTTGGTTGTATTAACTAATTTTTCTCTTTTAGATTCTACAACACGAAAGGTCATATAATGCTGATCATCTAGATCGGCAGGATACATAATATCATTTAGACCCGATATCTTGCCGCGTCTTGTGCCTGATGATGACCCACGAAGGCCTCCAACAGAAGGATCTGATGGGCCCGAACCACCTAATACTCCAGAGTTTATAAGATTTTTTGCTATACTGAGTCCAGCTTGAGGATTAGCTGCAATTGCTCCAGCAGCAGACACTAGCCGATCTACTGAATTACTTCCGGTTCGTATCTGGTTTAGATTTATTGGTGGCATGTGTATAAATATCCATATGGCTTATCGTGGAAAATATCAACCCAAATTTCCGAGGAAATATCGGGGAGACCCTACTTCTATTATTTATAGAAGTTTGTGGGAAAGAAATTGTATGGTTTACTTCGATCAGAACCCCTGTATATTAGAATGGTCATCAGAAGAAGTTATTGTTCCTTATAAATCTCCTATAGACAATCGATGGCACCGTTATTTCCCCGACTTTATTATTCACGTAGAAGATAAAAATAAAGATCGAAGTACAATAATGATAGAAGTTAAGCCTCACGCACAAACAAAAGAGCCGAAAATTAAAAAGAACGTTACTAAAAGGTATTTATACGAAGTCTCTACGTATGGTATAAATATAGCTAAGTGGAAAGCAGCAAAAGAGTTTTGTGCTGATAAAAATTGGAAATTCATGCTACTAACAGAGAAAGAGCTTCCCAAATGGCAATAGTGTTTGATGATTTGCTTGCTAAAGGTGTTCGAAAGGGTGAAGTTCCCGCCAGAACTGCTTCAGCTAGAGATTGGTATAGAAAGCAGGCCAAGGGAGTTAGGGCAACTCCTGAATCAATAATCAAAGCTGATCCTGATCGTTTCAGGAATCAGGTGCGTGTAGGATCAATGTACCATTTCTTCTATGATCCTAAGCACAAAAAGACGTTGCCATATTATGACAGGTTTCCTCTAATCTTTCCATTCAAGAAAGTTCCTGGCGGCTTCATGGGTATCAATCTGCATTATTTGCCTTTGCCTCTTCGCGCAAAGCTTATGGACGCACTGTATAATTTAAGTACTAATGATAGATATGATGAGAAAACAAAATTAAAATTGTCGTATAACATACTCAATAGCGGTTCTAAATATAAATGGTTCAAGCCTTGTGTCAAGCATTATTTGTCTGCACACGTAAGGTCTAGATTTTTAGAAGTGTATTCATCGGAATGGGATATAGCACTATTCTTGCCGACTGAGAGATTTGTCAAATCAAACAAGAGCAAAGTCCATAAAGACAGTAGGGAAATGATCTAATGCCATTTAAGCCAGACGAATTTACAGCAAATTTAAATAAGAGAGGCATTGCTAAAGCTTCACATTTTGAAGTTCGGATTCACGGGCCTCTCGACCAAGGCACAGAAAGAGATATGACATTTCGTGCTGATACTGCTGAACTTCCTGGCAGAACACTATCTACGAACGAATATAGAATATATGGCCCTATCCGTAAAATTCCTTATGCTTCTACGTATACAGATACGACAGTTGGTATAATATCTAGTAAAGATTTAGCTGAGAAAGTTTATTTTGAAGAGTGGCAGAATTTAATTCACAACCATAAAACTAGTTACAGTGGTGGTCAATATAATCTAGGATATTATAATGATTATATTAGGTCTGTGGTAATTGTTACCTTTGATGAAAGTGGTGGACAGACTTCTGAGCATACATTCAATGAAGCATATCCTATAGGTATTGCACCAATTGGATTATCTTGGAGTTCGGATGAATTAATAAAATTACAGATAACTTTCGCTTATAGAGATTACAGCTTTAATAATGATCCTATTCCAGCACCCAAGCCTAAACCTAATGTTGGTATATCAGGTAGTGTTAACATTGGCGGCATTAATGTCGGCGGAAACTTTAATGTCAATGGATCATCTAACGTATCAGTAGGAGGATTTAACATTCCTATACCGAAGATACCTTCTTTACCATAATAACTGATTATTATTGAATTTTTGAACTAAGGAGAAATCATGGCTTTACCATTAATTGTTACCCCAGAATATAGGACTACTATCCCCTCAACAGAACAAGAAATTTCTTATAGGCCTTTTCTTGTTAAACAAGAGAAAGTTCTACTAACAGCTCAAGAGAGTGATGATGATAAAGATCAAATCTTAGCTGTTGCTAAAGTTTTGTCTGAATGTATCACTACTCCCGATATTATAGTCGGCAGCTTGACACCATTTGATATCGAATATCTTTTTCTCAAACTTAGATCAAAAAGTGTGGGTGAATCTATTACTATTAAGATGGGTCATCAAGGAACAACTAATCCTTCAGGCACACTAGAAAATAAGTGTGAATTTAAAACTGAAATTAATATTAATCTAGATGATATTATTGCTCCTGTGATTACTGTAGATAAAAAGATCCAAATAACAGATGATATTGGTGTAGTTTTGAAGTATCCTACTTTTCATGATATGGCAAATAATGAAGAAAAAGAACAAAATGTTAACTTCATGTTTGACCTGTTGGCAGATTCGGTTGATTATATCTATGATAAGGAAGATGTGTATAATGATTTCACAAAAGAAGAGGCACGTGAATGGGTAGAATCTCTGAACCAGGCACAGTTCGAAAAAATCTCAGAATTTTTCATTAATATGCCTAAACTAACACACGAAGTGAAATGGAAATGTGGTGGCTGCGGTGTAGAAGAATCTGTTGTATTAGAAGGATTAGCTAACTTTTTTACCTGAGCCTCAGTCATGAATCGCTAGAAAATCATTATAGAACTAATTTTTCATTAATGCAACATCATAAATATTCATTGACAGAACTAGATAATATGTTACCTTATGAAAGAGATATCTACGTTGCATTATTGTTGCAGCACCTTGAAGAAGAAGAAGAACGACAAAAAAAACAAGGATAATGAAATGGCTGAGGCAGAAACAGTTAAGATTACAGAGACTACTAAAGAATATGAACTCCAGAAGGCTGATCTTGTTCCTGAGCGTGGAGACGATGCTCCCACGTGGTCGAATAAGATTGCTGGCACATTGGATAAGTTTCGTGTAATTCCTCGACTAGTCATGATCTCGTATTGTTGGGCGTTCTATGCGTCTGTATCATGGTTTATGGCTTTAGTAGACCCCACTAATGCACAAGCGATGTTCATATCAACAATCGTTGGTGCTGGTGCAGCGTTCTTTGGTTTGTATGTTGGCAAACCTGGTGCATCGCTTCCTAAGGGTAAGAAATAATGGCAGAAGCAGAACAATCATCAGGGATTTCAAGTCTCACCGAGGCGATGAAGCAGTCGAATAGAGAGACAGCCGCCGCGCGGGTTGATGCTAATGCTAATTCCAATAATATGGATCAACACTTTGATACTTTCTTTAATGAAAGCGCAGAGGCCATCAAGAGTTCTGGCTTTCAGCGCGAATATCAGGCACAACAACAAGGGTTACTAGCAAACATTGCTCGCGGCGTTCAAGGTACGAAGTTGAGTCTGATACAAAGAGCAAAAGACTTCATCAATGAAGGTGGCGGACTGTTGGTCTGGCGCAACGCAGAGAGAGACCGCGCAAAGAACGCCGCGAAGCAAGAAGACTTAATGAAAAAAGATGTGTTTGCTGGAGTAAGGGTAGCTCTTAGCAGCGAACTTGTGTTGGAGTCTATTCACAATACTATAGAAAAGATGTATGATTTAGCTCAAGCAGAATCTTCAGCGGCCGCGAGGCAAAGAGGTTTTGAACTTGAGAAAATGAGAGAAGCTGGTAGAGGCGGTAAGGGTAAAGAAAAGGAAAATGTTTTAGCTCATAGAGAGGAAGAAGGTTCTAGCTGGTGGATGATGCTGTTAGCGGCATTTGGAGTAGCTTTACTTGCTTTCTTCAAGGAAATAGGCAACCAACTTAAAGTTTTAAAAGTTGCAGCTGGTAAAGCATTAGGAAAATTATTTGCGCCGCTTAAAGCATTAATGTCGTTCGTAAAAGAGTCGAAAGTATTTAAAGCTCTTGGTGGTTTAGGAGCTAAGATAAAGCCTGTTTTAACATCTATAAAAAATGTTTTTGAGCCAGTAACAAAATTCTTTTCAAAGATGTTTGGTATGGCTAAGACTTTTGTTACTGGCGCCGATACTGCCAAAGGTATTCTCAAATTTGCATCAAAATTTGGCTCTA